GCCACAACATCTACTGAACCATCACCTTTATATGTGTTATTGTGCAATGCAATAAATGCTGTCATATCTGATGCTCCATCTATTGCTGTACAGATATTGCCATGATCCGTTCTAATTGCTGCCATATATGTTACTACTGCTGAAGGAATAGCTGTTTCTGCTGTAACTTTACGTTGGATTAACCAATCAAAACCTTGCAGTAATCCATTAGCTTGTGTAGTTGCTTTGTTTTTAGCATTAGTTTTTAAACCATAATTTATTCTTTTAGTCGTGCCATCTAATTCAAATAATTGATTACCATCTTCATCTTTAGCATCTTCGTCAGCTAGTTTCCTATCCGCAGATTTAGTTATTGTTTCAACTACTTTATCCCCTGAAACCGCATAAGTTGGATTATTAGAAATATAATAGTTATCATCTAATCGTGCTGCTGCTGTTACAGAATATATTTTTAATGCTAATCTATCAGAATCAGACATCGCATTTAATTCTGCTTTATCGTAATTTCTATTGTTTATGGTAATTTTTGAAGGAAACTCTCCATAAACATTTGTCACATTATTTGAGTCGTTTACTAAAGCCCACATTTTATTTTTCTCCTTTGTTAATTACCTTGCTGTTGCGTATTTAAATGGATTGTGTGCCATAGCTAAGTAGATATAAGCATTGCCATTACCATTAATTACATCATTTGTACCTCTTACTTTAAATCCATTACTTAAAATATCTAATCCATAAGTTGCTGTAGAATCTGATTCAGCCCAAGAATCTTCTATACCTAAAGCTTTTGCAGAAACATTAAAAGGATTTCTTCCATTATCAATTAGTACCCATGATTGTGAAGCACTAGTTGCTTTATACCAAATATATGCTGGTCTAAATCCAGTATAGACAAATGGACCATTTGCATTTCCATTTCCAAGGTAATAATCTGCTTTACAATATCCTTCTACATCTGTAAAACAATAAGCTACATAATTTTTACTACTATTANTTATATTACTTGNAACACCAAACANAGTTGNTGAATTATTATNAGTCTGCCANAANGCACCAGTACCATAANCNCCTGTTGAGTCCCAATACATTCTTGACTCATTTGCAGGANAAGCTCCATTATTCATNTTTTTATGAAATGCNGGCCAATCCATTACNGTTGCACCTGATGTTCGTGATTTTGCTGCCATAAAAGNAGGNGCNCCACTAAGACCATGACCAAGAGTAGCTGCACCTCCTNNACCTGCCCATGTTACAANACTAAAAGCACCACTAGGATCTGTTTGAACTGTANTATCTACTGAACCTGAATCATTTGTAGAAGTAGTTCCACCATTTGCTCTCCAATTCCAGCCTACATAAGTGCTAGAATTTGCACCAGTTCCAGCATTACTTCCTACTGAAAAACCATCTGNNCCAAAAACTTTTAANCTGTCTGTTTCAGTAGTTTCAGCATCANTATTTGCACTATTAACATACTTTGTAACTCCTCTAGTAGAATCAAATAGTTTATGTCCAGCAGTTCCATTACGTTGTTTAATCCATGTCCAATCTGGTTTAAAACCTAATCCTGTTTGAGCTTGTGTAGCACTACCATCTCCTGTGTATGTTAAAATACCAAACATTTTCTGTGGAAAATTACTTGAAGTTTGTGCAGGGTCGATTGCATTTGCTACTGGTAGATTACCTGAACACATAGCTAAGAATCCAGCTGGCACATCATACTTAAAATTGCCATAACCTGTGTCATCTGCATTTCCACCTGCTGTTATAGCTCCTCCAAAAGTACCTTCTTGTCCACAGTTCATTACTATTTCTGCAACAGGATTAGCCCAAGAAAGAGTAAAAGGAAATTTATAATCTGTATAATTTGCAACAGTCCAAGTTGCAGTAGCATTTGCACCAGTAGCAGGGTTTCCTATTCCAGAACCTATATTTCCCCATACACCATTAATGCCCCACCAACACTTACCTGCATCATTATCTATAGCACACATTATAACATCACCAGTAGTAGGAGCACCTTGATTAGTAAATGAAGCAGTAGGAACTTGTGGATTACCTGTAGAAGTATTTCCAAAGTTAGTAATATAAACATTACTACCAGTAAAATAACCCATATATTGCATATTAGCAATTGAAGCTAGTCCACTATTACCATTAAAAGTCCCTAGAAAATTTCCATGATTCCACCCTACAGCCCATGAAGGATAACCCGCAGCTTTAATATACCATTCTATATACCATTTACCAGTTTTAACACCCATGTTTCCTGTAATTTGATGATATTTATCATTAGTTACTGATTCTGCTTGAAGACTACCTTCAGTTAAAACCATTAAAGCTGCTGCGTCACCTTTTTCTTGTAAAGGATTATATGTAGCAAAATTACCACCATTAGAATCAGAGTTAAAGGTTGGAGTATCTAGCATTTGATCATGTGTTGAAAAATTATTAGCTGTCCAATCATTATTATTACCAGAACTATCATCTCCAAGTGCAGAAGAATTTTGAAATTTTAACCAGAACCCATTGTTACCAAATGTTAATGTTGATGGGTCTTTAGGAACCCACACTCCATTTTTTGTCTCACCGAAATCAGATATCGAAGGAACTGTTCCTCCATCAATCATTATAAAATCAGCTAAGTAACCATTAAAATATCCTGTTCCATTATATTGATATCTTCCTATATTGTTCTGATTCCCATTCATCCCAAATCCAATTTGTGTACCAGAACCCGGATAACCATTATTATCAACATTCCAAAAAGTAGGATCAGCAGTTGTATAGTGAACTCCATTGATATAAACTTTTACTCTATCTACACCTGTCGCCAATGTTGAATTATAAAGAAATACTAAATGATACCATGCACTAAAATCTCGTTGTAGAAATTTACTTTTACCATTTTGTCCACCATTATCAGTAAAATAACCAAAATTATCTGCATTAGAACCATCATTTACAAAAAGTGCAGCTAACCTATCTTGTTGAGAAGACATTATATATTGTGTAGGTGTGTTGCCAGTTGTTCCTGCTCTTTTATACCATACAGATATAGCTTTTTTATCAGAATTAGTAGAACCAATACCTGCTGTTCTATTAAAATATTGATTAGAACCATTCATTCTTACACTATGTGCAATTTGATAATCATATATAGTAGTACCTCCACCACCTGCTGCTCCAGCAGCACCCATTAATGCTTGTTTGTTAGCTCCTAAACTCATTATGCCATTGCCAATCCTGCAGCAAATCCAAAGTAGGTTGTGCCACCATCAAAAGTTGTAAAGGTTAAGATATCTATCCCAGAAGTAGTTAAAGTAGGAGCAGTGCCTCCTGCCCATTTAGCAGAGTTTCCTCCACCACCATTTGCTCCTGCTTTAAATGTAATTGTACCAGCTCCACCATTTGTAATAATAAGAGTTAAAGAATTTGATTGACTTGCTAAAGAATTTGTAATTCCAACATTAAATGTTCCGCTACCTACAGTAAATGATTGAACATTACCATTTGTTAAATCTAAATCAAAAGCTCCTGTTTTAGAACCATTAGCATAAACTGTTTCCGCATAATCTTTCATTTGTGCTTGTTTTACTACATCATCCGAAAGGTCAACAGCACCTGTTCCATTGGTTGCTATAGTAATATCGCCATTAGCTCCATCTGTAATTTTTATTGAGCCAGAATTTGTCCCGCCATTAGTGTCTAATTCAAGGTCATAAGCTCCATTTGAGGTAATTTTACCAGAAGCTGCGCCACTTCCTATAGTTACTTCACCTGTTCCGTTTGGTGCTAAAGTAATAGCTCCATTTGCTGCATCTGTAATTTTAATGCTTCCAGAATTTGTCCCGTTATTTGTATCTAGTTCTAAATCAAAAGCTCCTTTAGACGTAATTTTACCAGAAGCCGCTCCATTTCCTACTGAAAATTCTCCTGTTCCGTTTGGTTCCACTCGAACATCGCCGTTTACACCATCTACAATCCTAATAAAACCAGAATTTGTGCCAGAATTTGTCTCTAAAAGTAAATCATAAGCGCCATTTGAAGATAAATGACCTTCCTCAGAGCCATCTCCTAAATAAATAAGGTCAGATTTTAATTCTACATTTCCTGTACCATTTGGAGATATTAATATATCGCCATTAGAATTTGTACTTGAAATAGTGTTGCCAGAAATAGAAATGTTATCAAAATTTTCCATATCTAACTTATCTGAAATAGAAATTACTTCGTCACTACCATCTGCATATATTATTTGCGCTTTGGTACTAGCTACTGTTACTTTTGCTGCCCCACTTCCTTGAGACATAAGAACACTATAACCACCAGTAGTAGCATTTTGAATCATAAAAAACGCTGTTGTTGTAGCTGGCGCTATAGTTATTGTACAGTTTTGACTTAACGTTCCTGTAAATTTAATAACTCTATACATACCATTTTGAACATTATTAGCTCCATCAGTAGGAGAACCTGCTCTTACCGTTAAAGTAGCTGTAGAAGCATCAGATAATGCTACTGAAACATAAGACGCTATTCTATCTAATATATCTACATTATAATTTGTTGTGTTTCCCCAGGTACCAGACTGTTCTCCTGTGGTAATTTTTTCAATACCGTAATTTGTTGAAAATGTTGAAGCCATTTTATTCTCCTATGCTGCTATTTCTGTCCAACCTGGAGATTGCGTATCGGTTATTTCTGTCCAACCAGCATTTTGACCTGGAATTATTTCCGACCAAACTGTTGGCGTACCTACTAATCCTTGCGCACTTACTCCTAATACACTTATTAATACATCAGGAACGTTAACATTGCCAATATGGGATGTTGTAAGAACACTAGATACCGTAGTTGTTACTCCTGTTCCTGCCGTAGTAGTAACACTATTTACTGTAGATGCAGCACTTACTGACGTTGCGGTTACAGAAATACCTGTTCCCTGGGTTATACTTACAGATCCTATACCCGCTGCTGCTGTAACAGGACTAACTCCAAAACCTAAACCAGTTTGAACACTAGATACTGTGGCTGCAGCACTTACGCCTGTAACCGTTACTAATTCTTGTCTAACAAAAGCTGTTCCTGTTTGTCCTACGGCCTCTACTCCAGAACTGACACCTACTGTAATTCCGCCACCTTCAATAGTTGTTACACTAGAAATAGAACTAGACATCAATAAAGCGGTAGCACTGACAGACGTTCCTGTACCTTGAATTACAGTCACACCTACAGGCGTACTCCAACCTCCACTACCCCATGTAGAACGTCCCCAACCTCCTTCAGGAAATACATCTGCTGTAACACCTGTTACAGAAACTGTTATAGATTGCGCTGCCGTAATAGTAGGACTACCAATAACACTGGCTGCGCTTACACTACTTGCAGAAACTGTTACAGGTAAGAATTCTTCACTCCAAGGGCCACTTCCCCATGTTAAACGACCCCAACCAGCATTTAAAGTACCTTCAGTCGTTGCAATTCCGCCCATTCCTGAGTGATTTGTACAGTAATAGTATAAATTAGGAGTCGATCCTCCAATTACTATTTGTGTGTAGGCTCCTGAACTTCCTGGTGTACCTGAAGTTGTTACATTAGTAGTATATTCAGAGCCTCCGCTATGTGTTCCATCAGAAGTAGTTGAAAAACGCAAAGGATGACTGGAATTAGAACCCGCTGATTGGTCAAACTTGTACGTAATCCCTTCAAATAAATTTAAAGAAGATTGTTGGTTACCGTTAATAAAGTATTTGTTACCACTACCAGTACTGACAACGGTAACAGTATAGGTAACTGTTGACATTCTATGCTATTCTAATTACCGCGTTATTTGCATCATTTGTTGGATACTGAATAGTAAAATCTCCACTACTTGAAGATTTATTACCTCCAAAATCTAATACACAAACAGAAGGTTTAGCAGCATGAGTAGTTGTTCCGCCTGTTCCTGCTGTAGACAACGTGTAATTGTAAATAAGTGCACATCGTGCATTACTTATAGTAGAAGAAGCCCAGGTTGTATCAGCAAAGTCTAAAAAAGCTGTTGCTACTCCACCTGAATTATCGGCTAACCCTAATGTAACGCTTCCTAAAACTAATCCACCGGCTGCATAAACGCCACCGCTGTCTGTAACTTCATTAGTGGCTGTATAACCTGTTAAATCTTGGTTAGCGTCCGTTCTACTAGATGTAAACATCGCAATATAAAAAGTATCTGCATTAATTACTGAAGATCCTGTGCGCGAATGACTTGTCCAGTAATGTATACCTGCGGTTATTTCTTTTTTGTAACTACCGGTCATTGCTTGTGCTATGGCCATATTATAATCTCCTTATGATTTCGGCCATATCACCATGACCTTGTTTGTTAAACATTGCCCAAAGAGTTGTTCTTTCACTTTGCGCCATCTTATTCATATAATAAATAAGAATTTCTCTCAACTTTTCTCTATGAGCAATAGCTTGATCCCGTATGACAGGTGGGGCTGTATCACTTACCATCATTATCTTATTTAAAGCTAGTTCAGCTATTTGTTCCGGACTGTGTCCTCCATTATCTGAAGTCATAACCGTTACACTGCCAATATCACCACTTCCATCTGCTTGCATCATTACTGAACATCCCTTCGTAAGTCATCATAACGATAAGAATCTCTAGTGTTTTCTCCTTCACCAAGGTTTTTAAGCCAATTAAGAGCTTCCATGTAACGATCGTTATAAAGTTTTAGTAAATTGTCCTCACCTTTCATAAAAGTATACGCTTCAACTAAAGAACCATATAATAAAGCTAAAGAAGCATTAGTTCCTAACCACGTTTCTCCACTAGCTTCTGTAGTTATAGATTTAGGACGATAAAAATAATGCAATTGCATGTCATAAGCTCCTGTAGGAGGAGGTGATAGTAAAAATGTTGTGTCATTCCAATCGGCATAATACCCTGGCATACCTGTAGAGGTACTATCTGGGTTATAATCTTGTAAAAAAGTTACTTGTTTATAAAGCAAAAACTCTACGTTAGAACCATTTTTTACACTTAAAGAAAAAGGCGCTAAAAAGTCTGTAGGTTTTGATAAAAATTGATTACCGGCACTTGTAGACCCTTCTGAGTTTTTTCTAAACACGGATAACTGTACTTCTTTTAAAATACGTTCTTCTGCATTTACTATAAAAGTATTTAATTGACTAACAAAAGTTGTTTCTTCGTTTTGTGTGTAATCTTGAATTGCTGTNTTTAATGTTGTGTATGTAAATGCCATTATGCCTCCACTATAACAGGGCCAGACGAAACGTCACCGCCTCCGCCTAACGTTTCTCCGGAGGTAGCTGTTTCTCCTCCTGTTGCTGTAATTGTATACGTGCTACTTGTTACTACCGTAACCGCAAAACCACTGGATGTCTCAATCATGCTAGTAGAAAAACCATCAAAAGGTGCTGACTTACGAAATCGTGTTATATCACCCGTAGAAAAACCATGTCCTGGTTGCGTAATAGTAATCGTAGTAGAACCAGCAGTCCCAGAACGAAAAGGATTAAATCCTAATAATACTTCTACAGGAGGTTCTGTTCGAGCCGGACGACTAATACGTAAAGCTTGCGGATCAGGTTGAATACGTGGAGGACTAAGTTGAGGTTGTTTAGCCTCAAACTCATCAGGTCCTACAAGTAACCCATTCCACTCTAAAATCATGGTTTTAAGAGGATATTCTCTTCCAGACCTGTCTGAAATTCCTTTAGCATATTTATTACTAGCAAAACGAGGCATTTTAAATCCTTAATGACTGTTGTGTTGGTACTAAACGTAAAGCAACTCTTTCACTATCTTCAGAAGCTGCTCGTTGCCACTCTTCGTCATACATTTGTTTTAAAAGTCCTATTCTTTGAGGAGCACGTTTAACAGCTAAATAATAAGAAAGTCCNGCAACTAAACACGGTAAAAAACGAAAAGGAACATCAGGAGTATTTTGCGCCGTACCTACATNCTCTATACGTTTTACACGATAATAAATTAATTGATCTGTTGAGTTATTAGGAGCAGGCCAAACTGTAATTGTAGGAGTTATTTGCCTGTCTATATAAAATTGAGTAGGTCTTCCCTGAGATGTTTTATCAGGAATAGCAAGATAATCTCCTCGGCTTATTCTTCCTATTGATATATCAGAACCATCCCTACGTATAACCGCTTCTAAAATATCTACCGTAGCTTGTGTATCGGATAAGCTAGGTACAGTTGTTACTCCTGTCGTAGTTCCACTTGTAGTTCCTGTAACATTATCTGTTACCACAAAAGTTCCTACGGGAACAGTAATTGTAACGGTAGTTGCTGTAGGTTTAGTAATAATTTTAGCCGTTGCTCCGCTTACAGTTCCAGTAATTGTTTCGCCAATAGTTAAATTAGCCGAAGCCGCTACGGTTAAAGTAATAACTCCTAAAGGATACTCTGAAATAGCAGAGGTTGTAGAAAGCTGTGCCATACTTTGAGTTTCTTCTTCCACAACCCAAAGATTTAAGCCACGATTAGCCCAATCAGAAAATAAAAGATTTAAAGAGCGACGTGCTGTTTTAGAATCATAACCTGTACGTAATTCTAAACCACAACGTTCATAAGCTTCTTCAATAATTTCTGTTATACTTAAATTAAAATCTACAGTTCCTGAAGTAGCCATGCATTTATCCTTCCGCTATTTTTTTAAAAATACCTTTTGCAGGAGCTCCATCTTCCCCTGGTTTACGCATTGTTTCTCCTGATCCANNAGCAATTCTTTGCCTTTTAGCATGAATATTGGCATAAAGTCCGGCACCNCCTCTTTTATATTTCTTTTTAGGACGTGCGTCAGGAGAATGAACTCCACCAGACATATACACATATGCTGTGTCACCAAGATTTAATTTCTTTTTCTTTTCATTTCTTGCCGAAACGTTAGCTACAGAATTAAAAGTTGCCATAAAAACCTCCTATGTATTACCGTAAATCTTAATGCATTCTAATATAATAGTATAGGAATCATTAGCAGCTTCATTTTTTGTTCCAAAATATACATCGCCATTAGCTCCGCCTGTACCAAAAGTAGTAGGATTAGGAAGCCCGCTAAAACTAGAAAATTCTAAGTTGTCGCTGTAATTTTCTGGAAGTTGAATTGCCATGACTTGCGTTGTAGCAAACCAATTAATAATAACATTTAAGCCTATATTAGAATACCAAATTTTATTTATGCGTACTCCTATGCAATCATTTCCATTGACAGGATTTTTAGAAAGTGTTGAAACATCTATTTTTTTAACAGGTGTACTTTCACCGGTATCAACATATGTGTGAACAAAAGAAGCTACAAACTTCTGAGGGCCATCCATAATGATTGTATTGGTGTTTACATCAGCCATGATTTATTTTCCTTTATTTATTAAACATTAGTTAGCAGGTGTATCCCGTAGATTATTAGCTTGTATATAAGTAATTGTAACAGTTGCTTGACCAACAGTTGCTGTTGTTCCTACTGTTATAAGTGTAGCTGTAATCCGAGTATCTTGATCCACACGATCCATATTATCAAAAGCGGAAGCTTGTTGTGTATGATCTGCTGCAACTTTAGCATTTTGAGCAGAAGTATAAAAAGCTGCTGTTGCTCCACTTGAATCCGTTTTACCAATCGACATTGTTGCACTAGTACCTGCATTACTACCTATTGCAAAACGCATTAACACTTGAACTATCTGTGAGTTTTTTGGTATTACAGCAACATTCCATGTTTTGGTAC